GCCTGCCGCGCTGGCTCGCCGAAGGCGTCCGTCCAGAATTTGCGCGACTCGCTGAAGATCGTCTTGATGGTCTCCCACGCGCTCTGCGCCTGCGCCTTGATCTCCTCCCAGGCGGCCTGCGACACCTCCTGCAGATTGGCCATGCCACCGGCCGTGACCATGATCTGGTCGGAGAAGGCGATCAGGTATGCGGTCGTCGCCAGGAGGACGGTGGCGAGCGCCGTGAACGGGTTGGCCAGAGCGGCCACCGCCAGCGCGCGCAGGCCGAGGATCAGCGCATTGATGCCCTTCCCCACCAGCACCGTGGCGATCACGATGCCGGCAGCGGCGGCTGAGCGAGCGAGAGTCTCGAGGTTGGTAGACACTGCGGTCAGCACCGTGACAAGGGCACGACTCGAGCCGGCCCAGGCGTCGAAGCGGCCGACCAGCGCCAGCACGTTGTTCTGCAGCACCTGGAACGCACCAGCGATCGTCGGGACGGAATTGGCGAAGTTGTTGGACACCTCCTCGCGCGCCTTCCTGAAGGCGTCGAGCACCTGCCGAGCAGTGATCTTGCCCTCCTCGCCCAGCTTGCGCAGCTGACCGCGAGTGACGCCCAGGCCTCGAGCGATGACGTCCGCCACGTTGGGCAGCTGCTCGAGGACGCTGTTCAGCTCATCACCACGCAGCGTTCCGGAGGCGAGGCCCTGCCCAAGCTGCACTATGGCGGCGTTAGCAGCGGAGGCGGAGGCTCCGGACGTTGCCACCAACTGGTTCAGCGTCTCCGTGAACTGGATGGTCTCACGCTGCGAGATCCCCAGGTCCTTGACCGCCTGCCCGACGCGCGCGTAGATGTCGACGGTGCTCTCGAAGGACTGGCGCGTCCGGTTGGAGATCTCGAGCAGCTCCTGCATGACGACTCGAGTGCCGGCCATGCTGCCCGTGACCTGCCGCACGCGGCTCGACATGTTGGTGAACGTGTCAGCCAGACGGATGAACTCGCGAGCGACGGCCACCGCGCCGACACCAGCCAGCGCAGCCTTCAGCGCGTCGATGCCGGAGGCGGCGCGCTTGCCGGCCTCACCAACCTCTTCGATCTCACGCTTCACTACACGAGTGTTGCGTGCCTCGACCGAGATGACAATCCGTTCAGTTGCCACGGCCCAGCACCCTCGCTCGGTTGCGGACGTACTCCACAGCGGTCTGCACCGCCGTCTGCACGAAGCCGGCCGGCGCCTGCGCCGAGTAGCCGTCGTTCAGACGACCAATATACGGCAAGTTGTTGGTGATGAAAATGGTCTGCCCTTGGCCTCGCCCAGCCACCGCCGCTCGCCCCTGGTCCAGCGCAGCCTGGGCATTGGCCGCGCCGGTCGAGCCACCCTCGCCCTCGGAGTAGGCCGGGATCGCCTCGGTCTCGGCAGCGCCGACGCTGACCTGCCAGTTGGAGCGAGCTCGGCCGGTGTCGACTGGAGTCGTGAGGACCAGCTCTCGGTCGCACAGCAGCGCCGTCTCGCGCACGATGCGATCCACCCCGACTTCCACCTCGCGGACCCGACGGCGCATGCGCACTGAGAAGTCCCGAAGGCTCACTTCTTGCTCCTCGCGCTGGGCGCCGGCTTCTTGCCGTCTTGATACCTCAGGTACGCTCCGTCCATCTCACGAATGTGGTGGTGCAGGTCGTCGCGCTGCTCGCCTTGGAAGCCGTTGGCGTCGGCATAGCGGTCGGTGGCCGTCCACGGGATGCTGGCGAGCCCCATGCCCGCCGGCCGGCAGGTGTGGAGCTCGTCGAACGCCATCCAGTAGATCTCGAGGCCGACCGCCAGACGGGGTGCGTTGGCGATCTTGTCCGGCAGTGGCCTGCCGGCGCGGATGGCCTGTGTGACGATGGACTTCTCGATCGGTCCCTGCTCCAGCTGATAGAGCAGGAACGCAATCAGTTTCCCGCGTCGCCCTCTCGCAGCTCCTGGCGGAACAGCGTGTGCCTCGTGGCCTGCTCGCGGATGTCGGTGAACAGGTCCGGCAGCGCCTCGAAGGTGGTGATGACGTTCTCCCGAGAGAATGGGAGCACCCCGCCGTCCGGCGCGTCGATCCCGTCCACCCACTCGCCGTCGCGCTTCACCTCCCAGCGCTTCACCACCGTCTCGGCGAACACCTCTCGGAGCAGCCGGTTGCTGATGGTGTCGTCGAGCACGCCCAGGTCGATGGCGCGGCGATGGGGCTTCACCTTGGCGTCGAGCCGCAGCGCGTACGCCTTGTTCGCGCCGCCGGCTCGGGCGACTGTCACGCGGAAATCGCCGTAGTCCAGTATGATCCCCTGCTCCTCCATGCGCCTGTCGGTGCCGAAGGTGGCGTACATGCCAGTCATCAGTAGCTTCCCTTTCGTTGGCGCCGCTTACATCGCGGCAGTCGGCAGATAGTCGAAGAACACCATCAGCATGGTGTGGTTCAGGTTGGTGTCGATCTTCGCTGCGGTCGCGGCCTGGGAGTCGAGAGGCAGCGTGATCGGCTGGTCCTGCTGAACGTCGAGGCGGCCATCGCCCAGGGCGATCAGCGGGATGTCCACCGCGATGCCGGCGTTGTCCTTCGCGAGGACGAAGTCCAGCGTCACGTCGGAGTTGGCGCGGATCGCGGCGACCGCGCTGACCGTCGAGAAGTAGGCGGTGATGTCCGCGCTGACCATGAAGGTGCCGGCCGTCACGTCGAACGCGCCCAGGACCGACACAGCCTTGTTCGGTGACACGTTGTTGTTGACCGTGACGTTCATCTCTGTCAGGTAGGCGAACAGCGGCTCCGGCGCCTCGTCGCTCGAGCTCACCAGCGACATGCGGAGCCGGCTGAAGTCGGAGGACGTGTTGAAGGCGTCGCTGTCGAGCAGCGTCGGCCGATTGCCGCTCTTCAGGCCAACCGAGTCGTCCACCGTCTCGTGGTCGCACGCGACGAAGGTGCAGTCCATCATCACCTTGTTGGCCTGCGGGATCTTGATCGTCGCCTCGTTCCAGAGAGCGCCGGTCAGGTACTCCGCCTGCTCGTCGTTGGGCGACGCGATGACCGGCGCTCCGAGGCTGCGCTCCAGCTGGTAGGTGCGGCGCACGATGTCGGTGCCCGTCTCGTTCTTCAGCACCTTGCCGAAGAAGATCTGGATGGTCAGGCCAGAGCCGGTCTCGGTGGACATGTCCGCCTCGGACTTGTCCACGACGAGAGCGTTCGCGGCGACCGAGCGGACGCGCTTGAAGCCGTTGTTGGCTGCGGTGACAAACTTCAGCGCCGCCTCGTCACCACCGACGTAGATCCACTCACCGGGGATCAGGCCGAGGGTCGTGAAGTCCAGGGTCGTCGACGTGTAGGTCGCGAAGGAGCCAGTCGTCGTGACGTTGATGTCGCCCGAGGCGCACTGATAGCCGACCTCGACCACCTTCGAGGTGGCCGGCGCGTTGGTCTCGGCCGTGAGGGCTGGCGTCAGGGTCAGCGAGGTGTTGGAGGTGACCGTGGTCACTCGGCGCATGCCGTTGTTGCTCGTGACGCCCATGCCGCTCGTCTTGACCAGCGAGCCCACGGTGAAGCCAGTGGTGTCCGTGATCGCGATGGTCGACGTGGTGACCGCGCCGATGTCCTCGAACTCCGCCTTCGTCCGGTGGTCGGCGAAGAACAGACCCTGGAACATGTCGGTCATGTTGTCCTGGGTGAGGTCCGTCTCGAAGCCGCCCGAGGCGTCCAGGTCGGTGATGACGCCCTTCTTGCGCTGGCGGCTGGAGTTGATCGGGTTGCGCGCGATCAGCGTCGTCTGCCCACCGAAGTCGCTGTAGCTGTTGGGCTCGAGCGTGATCCAGGTCGGGGTCGCCGGCAGCGTCTGCAGCGTCTCCTCCTCCGCATAGCGGAGGCCAGTGACGTTGCTGTCGATCTTCGCGTGCGTTCCGGACATATCGCGTGCTCCTACTTCTGCTCGTCGTACGAGAACTCAACGAGGACGTTCACCTGGTACCAGCCAGCCTGACCAGGAACCTCGTTGACACGCACGTCCCGAAACCATACTCCTCCAGGTGAGGCCTGGCCCTCGTAGGCGTCTGCGGCGATCTTACTCAGTTGGTCGGCAAGTGCAAAGCCCCTTCCTCTCGGGACGTGCACCTGCACGAAGATGGTGCCCTGGCGAGTGAAGCGACGGTTGCCTGGAGTGCCCAGGGTATGTCCGCCGCCGCCCGCATGGCGGATGTAGACCGCACCGTAGGGACCGTCGCTGGGCTTCGCGCCGACCACGTCCTCCCACAGCATCGGGTAGGTCGTCGGGTCCCACGCGGCCTTCAGCAGCGTCAGGATCTCGTCGCGCGCCTGGGCGTAGGTGAGGCTCATCGACCGATCCCCACGAAGTAGAGAATGGTCTGCTCCGCTGGCCGCAACTTCTCAACGAAGAGGATGCGCCACACCACGTCGCCCTCGAGGACGCGGTGGTAGGTCTCAAGGTTCTCGGGGTCGTCCTCGCCGGGCTCGGCGATGAGGATCTGCTCGAGATCCTTGACCATGTCGTTCGACTTGGCCGAGAGGCCCAGGGCGGCTGCGCCGGAGGGCGGCACTGCAGCTGCGTAGACCTGCACGGAGCTCGCCACAAGGTCCTCGGCAGCCGGGCCTCGCCACGGCTTGGCCGCGTCCTCGGGGCCAGCGCTGAGCAGCTCCAGCGTGACCTGCCGACCCATCAGTCGGATGAGCCGCTTGGCCGTGGCGATCTGGGCGCTGTAGTCTGCCACGTCACGCCCTGACCACGTGGTTGGTTGGCCGCACGAGGCCGCGCAGCAGCATGTCCGCCGCTGGGTAGGGCTTGAGCCCGGCGACGACGGAGCCGGTTTGGCCACCGTCCTGGTAGACGGTCTCCGTCTCGAGCGGCCCAACCTTCTCGCGCAGGCTCTTGAGCACCTGCCCCGTCTCGGTCGTCGTGGGGTCCGGAGCGAGCTCGCCGGCCAGCGCGCGCAGTGCATACTCCGCGACGGCACGCTTCAGGTTCAGCGGCACGCCATCGTAGTACGTCATCGTCTTCTCATTGAAGACGTACAGGCGCGGCCACTTCAGGGCCTGCGGTGTCTCAGGAAACTCCGGGATGCCCAGGAAGGTCCAGCGGGTCTCGACGTAGTCCATGGCGCGGATGATCGCCGCTTCCTTGACCGCGTCGCTGCCGGTCCACGCCGCATTGCCGCGCTCGGTGAAGTAGGCGTCGACGAAGTCCACGTCCACGTAGCTGTTCGCGTTCTCGAGGCCGGTGTCGTCCTCGACCACCAGGGTCATGTCAGGTCCCCCGTCGCGATCGGGCTGGGTCGGCGCCACTGGTCGAGCACGTGGAGCGTGGCGGCGCAGGCCGGCGCAGAGCTGTTGCCGACGCTGACGACGTGGCCGCGCTCGGCCCACTGCAGCGAGTGGGCAGCGCCGGCTTCGAGCGCCGGGATCTCCATGTCGCGGCCATCGACGGTCACGACAACATCGCCGGCCTCGACCGCCTCGTCGAAGCTGATGGCCAGCTCGGCGCGCGCCGGGACGACGAAGTCGTCGAGGGACTCGAGGTCAGCCGCAGAGCCCAGGTCGTCTGGCGCCGCGATGAGGGCGGCGTAGGCCGACAGGTCCTGCGCGCGCCTCCGGCGGCGTCGCGCCGCGAACAGGCGCGCGAGCAGGTTCATCGCGCGGGACGGTTCTGCCCGTGGCCACGCTTGCGGGCGAGGGCGGCGTCGATGCGCGCTCGCACGTCCAGCATGGCCGGGCCGATGCCCGCCGCTCGAAGGGCCTCAGCCCGCACTCCGCGCTCCTCACGCATCCGCTGCTGGCCTGCCAGGTAGGTCATGATGGCCTTCTGGTTGGCATGCGGATCGGCGCCAGCCTTCTCCGCCTCGGCCAGCTTGCGGTCGCGCTCCGCCTGCGCCTTCGCCAGCAGCACCTGGGCCGCAGCGAGCTGCGCGTTGGCAGCGGCGAGTGCCGCCTCCGCTGAGTCGAGCTCGCTCAGCCCTTCTTCCCGCCCTTGGACGGCTTCGGCTGGGGCTTCCCGTTCACCTTCGTCGGCTTCGGCTGCGGCTTCTTGGCCATCGGTCTCGTCCTTGATCTCCGGAGCACCATGCTCCGGCAGCTGGAGATTGTCACGCTTGAAGAGCGGCGCGGCGGCGGACACCTCCACGCGCTTCACCACCCGACCAAGGATCTCCTGCAGCGCCTCGAGTCGGGGCGAGCCGTCCGTCGTCCAGTGGGCGTCGACGTCGGTGTCGAGCTGCACCAGGGCTGCGAGGATGTCCTTGGTCACGTGGTAGCTCCGTTCTGGTTAGTCGTCGCCCAGCACTATGTATGCCAGGTGGATCACACCGTTGGCCGTCACCGGCTCGTTGTCGGCGCTGATGTTGGCGTCGTCGATGAGCAGGTTCAGGTTCAGCTCCAAGGAGCCGTCGGTGTTGTCGTAGGTGGTGCCACAGACCGAGGCGGTCATGACACCACGCACGCGAGGGGAAACGCTCGCCGTCGCCGCGCCCAGCGGGGTGGACGGGATGATGTCGATGTCGCCGCTGGCCAGCGTCGCGTCCGCCGTGGCGGTCGTGCCGATGGAGTAGTCGCCGTCGAAGGTCGTCGAGATCGTGCCGCCAGCGGTGAACTGGAGGTAGGAGACCGCACCCAGGAGGAGGATGTTGCCCTCGGGCAGATCGCCAGCCACGACGCTGTTCCAGCCGACGCCCGTGGCGCCGTCCACGAGCAGGGCCAGATTGCTGACCGTGATCGTCTGCCTGATGACGTCCTGTCGGGCGGCTGCGCCGCGAGCCGAGGAACGGGGTAGGCCCTTGCCCATGTGTCGCTTCCTTCGCGTCTGTGGAGAAAGGGCCGACCTTTCGGCCGGCCCTATCGGATCAGGCCTCGCGGGTGATGAGCCGCGCGATCTTGATCTGCTTGCGCTCCGGATAGACGCGCATCCAGCTGCCGGCGGCAGCAAGGTTGTTGGAGGTGGCGGCGTTGGTCGGGCCACCGTTCGGCGAGGTGCCGGCATACTTCAGGCCGACGGGATGCAGCGCCCACTCGACTCGGTTGTAGAGCACCTCCTGACCGCCACCGTTGCCGGCGCCAGCGATGCGCTGCACCTCGGTCGGCACCGCCGGACTGCCCACGCCGAGGCGGACCGCACCAGCGCCGAAGAGCCAGCTGTCATAGAC